TGTTGTGCGGGCAAAAGCTGAAGTTGTTGCAGATTGTAGAACTGTCAAACTAGCTGGACTTACTACAGCCCAGTTACCAGCGCCACGACGTGTGCGTTGAGCGATCAAGTTAGCAACACGATTGATCAAAACAGCCAATGCGGCATGTTCGTCACCAACGAATGTAGCAGTACCTGAAACGGTAGCTTGGTTGTATGTATACTCAGTAGCAGCCAATGTAGACAGAGATAACAAGATCTCTTGATCAATCTCAGCTGTGATCTCTTGTGCAAGAGCAGCCATGATTTCGGCTTCTACATCAATACCGTGCATAGCTTGTGCATCTTGTGCAGATTCAAATGTCCAACGAGCTTGTAACTTGCGTGTCTTTGCTTCAACAGCTTGTTTCAAGATTTGGATACTGATCTGCTTACCGCCTGTACCTTCCATAGTCGCTGTATTGTTACCAGTATAACCAGTAGCAGTAGTAGTGTTCTGTGGAACTGTAGAGTACGCTGTAGCAATGGTGAATGGGCTTAACGCTTCTTGACCAGCTGTTACAGATGTTGCAGCTAAACTATTATCAGTCAATGACTGAGCATAGCGTACACGTAATGTGTGGATTTGGGATACTGGGCCAGTCATTGGCTGTACACCAACCAACTCGTTAGCGATAACGGTTGGCATTACACGACGGATTACTGGGAGAATAACACGATTCAAAGTAGCGATATTACCACTAGCTGTTGAACCACTTGTTGCGTTCTCTTTCAAATACTTGCGTGTATTTTCGAGGATTACTGCCATTGAATTGCGCTTTGATCCGCCTAAGCCTTCAAGCAACGCATCTTTGGTTTCGCCCCAACGGCTTTCTAATAAATCTTGTGACATTTAAGTCTCCTTTTTCTAATTTCTTTTTTACAGCCCTGCCAAACGCTTTAAGTCGATGACATTGCTTTCGCTTTGCTCATCTTGCTCTTGGCTACGGGCAGATTTATCACCAGTTACTTCGGATAATGATTCTGTAATTACTGGTTTAGTAGCTTTTACTGAACGATTTTCCAAAACGGCTGGAAGATACTTTTCGAATGCGTTTTTCAAACGAGGTGTTTGAACGCTTTCGAGTAAATTACGCATTACTTCTGCTTTCTCTTCGTTAAGAGGAGATAACAATTCATCCATTGTGCGTGAACGCTCATTGGACTCTTTAAGGATGCGTACTTCACGTTCCTTGGATTCAACTAAGACAGTTGCCTTCTTAGCGAATTTGATGGCTTCAGCAATCTTCTGATCTTTCTGAGCAATAATGTCATGTAACTGACGAACTTCCGCTTTCTCATTTAAATGAGTTGCGCCAAATTCTGCACTATATGCTTCAAAAATACGACGTCCAAAATTGTTCTCGCGAGCAACTTGGATATCTTCTTTCAATTGACTGAGTTCAGCCTTGAGATGCTTAGTAACAGCACGTGTCATCTTGTCAGCAGATTCTTTTACAAATCGTGCTTTTAAGCCTTCTAACTGTTGGCGAGCATTTGTAACTAAACGAACTTTAGTTTCAACTACATCACGCTTGTCAGCGGCAAATTCTTGGATTTCACGAGCTAACGCATGAACGATGAAACCTTCCAATTTCTGGAGGCCTTCGTTATGTGTTTTGCGGTCTTTACGCAATTCGCCAATTTCTTCTGCTAATTTAGAAACCATGAAGCTATTAAACTTCTGTGTGTCTTCTTTAATTTTGCGTTGGAATTTAACGCGATCTTCAGCAAGCGCAGCTTTTTCAGCTTTGATTTGTTGAACTTCGGCGATAAGACTTTCTGATACCATGCGATCAAGGGCTTCGACCATCACTGTTTTGTCATGCTCATAGCGTTGTGCAAACTCTTCGCGGAGTTCTGCACGTGCGGCTTCCTTGGCTTCAATTAACTTGGCTTCCCATGCTTCATTGATTTCTTGCTTTGCGTCCTCGGTAACCAGCTCACTATCTAATAACGGCTTTAGTGCGTCTAGCATTTTATTTCCCTTCAATCTTAAGACTACGTATTAAACGAATTACTTCGCTTTGTACGTATCTTTGTGCTTTATTGCTCTTAGCTGGATCCTTATACATATCCAATAAGCGTTGTCCGCCGGCATGATTTAACAAACCTTCGTAAATTGCTGTTGGGTAAGCATTTGGAGCACTTGGCTGAGCAACTACATCAACAGTAACTATTTCAAAGTCACTGACGTGTCCATTAGCGTCGTTTACATTTCCTGATCCACGACTACTAACACCTAGTTTCACACCGCTGTCTAACATAGTCTTAACTAGTTGACCCATTGGTGTAGGTAATATCTTTAACTTGCCATAACCGCAAGGACCATCCATCCACATATTTTCAATCATATGTGAAACGCGATCTAAATTAATTTTCAAATCATCTGGATGGTCTACTTCACCTAATACAGAATGACCTGTTTTGATTTGTTCGTTGATAGTGCCTACTGCTTTAGCAATTTCATGTACCGGATATACACGCTCGTTAGCGTTTCTAACGCCACCCTCGATGCAAATACCCTTCATATAAAGAGTCTTGCCGGATCCATCCGCAGCTTCCTCAGACTCTAATACTACTCGAGCCTGAGTAAAGCTAAGATGTTCCTTGAGATAAGTGTTGCGAGCCATATCTATGGATTAACCTTTTGGAAAAGGTGTGCGTGTGTTAACACCAGTTGCTTGGGCCAAATGTGGCTTAGTTGCTGGTTCTTGCTTGCTACCGTCTTTTGCTGGGACGTTTTTAAACTTGTTTGCGCCTGGAAGATCGCCACGACCTTTGTCAGCATAACTTGTTGGAGCTTTGTAAGCGGATGTGCCATCTGGATTAGCTTCGGCAGCTACATTGCGTACTGGAGCACCTTGCATTCCGGCTGCGCCAGAATTGAAAGCTGTTGTTGAACGCTTGTTTACAAAACTTGGCTCTGTTGTTTCTGGTTTTGGAGCTGCTTGTAAGCTAATATTTTCGCTCATCGGCACATCTTGGAATTCAGATGTATCATCATCCATATAAGCGTCGCCGCCTACTTCACCGTCAACTGGCTCCATATCGAAACCATCTTCGTCGCCATCAACTTCTGCTTCGTCGCCCATAAGAGCTTCAAATTCAGCCATTAATTCGTCTAATTTATCTTCTAAATCAACAACGCGATCTTCGATATCTTCTTCGCCATCATGTCCAGCTTCGATATCGTGTGTTAAATCTTCGCCATCTTCTTCTGCTTCGTCGTCGAATTCTGCTGTAGACTCTTCTTCGCCTTCTTGCATTCCTTCTTCTTCTGTTTCAACTTCGCGCATTAAATCTTGGCTAGCTGACCCGGAAGTTTCGCCCATATCTTCTTCAATAGACTCTTCTTCTTCTTCCATACCTTCGTCAGCACGATCTTTCTTGTCATCATACTCGATGTCTTTAGCAACTTTTTTACCTGCTTTTTCAGCGTGATCGTCTTCTTCAGCATCAGACTCTTCGTTCATTAAATTCTCATAGATTTCGCGTGATTTCTCAACTACGATATCATGGAATAATTCTTTGGCTTTCGCCTCTTCATCGTTAATTACATATTCAATTAACTGTTCAAATTTCGATGTCATTTAATTCTCCTTTAGAATGGCTCGTAAATTTATTTACTAAAGAAGATTAATATTAGTGTATTATGGGGAGAAATATGGGTATTTTATGTAATTTTTATTACATTGCTGGCTCAGGGGCCGGCGCATACTGCATTTGAATATATTTTAATTTATCTTTAAATTCTATTTCACGAAGCTCGTTCATTTGGCGTAACTTGCGAATTTGTTTTAAAGTAAGACGAGTTTTACGCAACTGACCCATTTGAGGTTGGGTGTTGTCATTGGATAAATCCTGATATGGCTCAGGACTTTTCTCGTAAATTTCATTTAAAATCATAGTATAGTATTTAGCTGACTTGGTTAGGATTAAGCGCCAGCGCCACCAGCGGCTGGGCTACCTGCCGACCCGCCAGGAACTGTTGTAGGCATTGGGCCAGCACCTGCTCCGCCATCAGCTTCTGCGGTTCCTAATCCAGAATCTGCTATTTCTTGGCCAGTTTCAATATCAGCATCCATGCCAGCTGGAGTTACACCAACAGAGCGTAAATCTTGACCTGATGTATTATTAAGAGATGCTAAATCGCGTTCTTCTTTCCACAATGTTTCATTTTCAAGTACTTCTTCATCAGTTAACCCTAAGTAGCGTTTAAGTAAAAAGCGTTTACTCATATATGGTAATGGCTCAATAGCTGTAAAGGTTGCTACACGAGCTGTGTCTAATTCTGATTGACGATAGCTAGCAAAATTTTGTGGTTCTGTTAAACGAATATTAAAGATTCCACTGTCAATACTAAAGCCTCTCCAGCGTAAAAATAGCTTAAATTCGTCATCTAACTTCTGCATAATCAGCTTTTGTAAGCGTTCACAGTACTTGTTAAAGCGGAATTCTTGGATTAATGCTGTGCCTACTTTACCATCATTCATTGCGGCTCCAGAATCGTCTGGTCCTGTTGGCAAATAGCTACTTGGCACACGCAATCCGCGGGCCATTTTGTTATTAAAATATTTTAAATCGTCAATTTCGCCAAGGTTTTGACCGCCTGGAAGCACTTCAACAGAGCTACCACGGCCTTCACTTGTTTGTGGGAAGAAGTAATCTTCGTTAACACTTAATGGATTATAGGATGCGTCCATCATGTTAGCGCCGCCGCCCGTTACAGTAGGAATTCTGCGCTGATGCATCTCATTTTTAACACGCTCAACAAAGGCCATAGCCATATGACTTGGCATATTACCTACATCGATTTTAAATAAACGTCGTTCTGGAGCTCTTTGTACACGATAAATGAGTACAGAATCTTCTAATAATTCTTTTTGTTTGTAAACTTTATAAATGTTTTCTAAAATACTTTGTCCGAATGGCCAAAAGTAATCTAAACCTTCATTTAAACTTAAATGTACAACGTGTTTGGCGTCGATACATGATTCATTCATAGCTTGAGTAAAGCGCCCAGTGCCGCCACCGCCACCACCGCCACCTCCGTTTGGAGCGTTATAGTTATTACCAGTAGTAACAGATCCAGTTGAACGGCTCACATAATAGTCTGACGTTGTTTTAGACGCCATAGACATATTTTGAAAATTAGGATTAATGTCACGAATAATATATTGTTCAGGGCGTTTGCCTTCTGACTCGTTAACAATAATACGAGCTACTTTAATCATATCAATCCAGTACATTTCAAATGTTTCTGGATCGCGAACAAATACTTGATCGCCATACTTAATAGTATTACGGAATAATTTAAAAATACGCTGATCTAATTTATTAAGTTTAGTCCATTGTATTAATTGTTTTTTAATAATTTCAATTTCATGATCAGTTGGCTGATCTGTAAAATCAATATCAAAAGGTGTACTGTTATCTAAGTTTGCTTGTGTACTAAATTCAGCAATAATATCTAAGCAAGCGTTTACTTCAGAATCACAGTCCATATTTTCATATTGATTGTAACGCTCTAAACGATTAGGATGTCCTGAATAAACTTCAGGAAGACGGCTTGCGTAATTACGAAACGCAAATTCATTTCTTGTGCCACTTTCAAAATCAGAACCAGGACGATTGTATCCAGGAAGCCCAAAATTGTTTTTACCAGAAATTGGACTTAATTGCCCTAGTTGGTTTGTGTCTGCGATTTTGAAATACTTACGCCAGCCCTGGCGGCTATTACCGTTAGTTGCCATTATTTGTTACCTTTAGTTTAGAAGCTCTACGAGCTTCTATTGTTTTTCTATACGATGCTTGTCTTTTAGCAATAGTTTCAGAACTTAGTTTTTTACCATACATACCATTATTTTTTCCGCTTGCAGCTTTTTTCTTTTTCTCTCGTCTATCAGTAGCAAGCGTTGGATCTTGTTCTTCTGCTTTGCGTCGTTTTTCTATGGTAGCATTGAATGAGGCTGTTCTTTTTTCTATTGTTTGTTTGCTTAACTTGCTACCAGTCAAGGATGTTGCTATTTTATCTCGAGTTTTTTGAAGCACAACGTGCCCTGTAAGAGTTTTGGCAATTTTATCTGCTACTTCTTTACTTGTAGTGCCTTTATAATTTTTGCGTTGTTCTTCGGTGCGAATCTTGCCTCTATTTTTATTGCTTATTGCTTGTTTAGCTTCTTCGCTATGCTTCCAACCAGCAAAACAAGCCCACTGATTAATTTTAACATTATCTAAAATACCGCCGTCAATTTTGCGGCCGTGCTTTGTAATTAATTCTTTTTCAAATTCTTTAGCTTCTTCGTTTGTTAAATTATCTTTAATAATAACTCTACGGTCTAACGGTGGTAACACTATTTTATGTTTGCTGTTAATACGGTTGTTTTTACCTTTACCAATATAATAAGGAACGTTATCCTTAGTCAAATATTGGTAGACATAGTAGTTACGCCCGTTTTTGCCGTCATTAATTGCCATAGTTTTATATTTAGTTGTTTAGCTTTGTCGCTGTAATATCTTACGTGATGTATCACTATGCTTTTGCATGCCGTTTATAAGCTGTTCTAATTTGGCTATCTTCATAGTTGTGAGCTTATTAATTTCAAAAGAATTATCGTCTGCTCCTATATTTTGTATCGGTATCGTTCTGCCGTCTGGTAATGGAACTACCGCTTCGTTACCATGTAACATAGCAGCATAACCGCCTTTAGGACCGCTTAAAATACCGCCATTTGCGGCTGATTGCATTTTGCCACCGCCGGATCCAGCTTGAGCCATTAGCGATGCTACTTCTTTGCCGCGATTACCTACTTGTTGAAACCATTTGCTATCTCTTAATCCTGCGGCCGCTCCGGCAAAGTCGCCGGCGGCAAGAGCCTTAGCTGTATTTGGAAATTTATTCCACCACTGGCCCATATTAAATGCCAAATCAATCATGGCACCTTTACCAGCTTCATTAGCTTTATCCCATCCTGGAGTTCTTTGTGCTATCGAATAATGTTTAGCAAAGTCTTGCTCAAACATATCCATAACTTCTTTTTGGCTAAATTCGCGATTCATATCAGACGGTAAAGATTTACCATTGCCAATTAAGTGGCCTACCCCTACAGTCCATAGTCCCAGTGAATCTTGATATGGTCTAGTTTTTAAGCCTTCATGCTTAATAATCATTTGCTTAACGGCATCCATACCTGCTACTAGTGTGCCGCCGGCGGCACTAACTACACCGCCTGCTGCCGAAGCTCCAGCACCTGCGGCTCCAGATATTATATCTTTAGCTTTTTCAATTATCGAAGGAGCTGTTGACGCTCCGGGTGTTGCGGCACCTGCCGGACTGGGAGCTGATACAGGAGCTGAAGGAGCTGTCGAAGGAGCTGCTGCTGGCAAAGAAGGACCCGAAGGAGCAGCTTCTACCGTAACAGAACTAGCCGGGGCGCCGCCACCTACAGCTTTTTGTAATAATGTACTACCTCCGCCTACTTGTCCTTCTTTGCCAGCTACTTGACCAGCAGTACCTACGATTTGTTGTGCTACAGAAGTAAGAGCTTTGAATACGGCAGTAACTGGTTTTACACCTAGATTTGTTAATTTGTCTAACGACTGTGTGGTATCTCTTTGATTTTGTCTTAGCTTAACTTGACTTCCTGTTTGGCTATCAACAGCATCTATTTGATCTTGTTGTTGTGCTGTTATAGTTTCTTGCGACTTGGTAGCATCTTTAATTGTGCCAGAAGCCATTTTAGCATATTCATGCATGTCGCCATAAGTTTTACTAAAATTACCAACAGTACCTAACATCGATTGTTCGCCAGCTGTATCTTTGGCTCCTTCAACCATTTGTTTTTGTATTACACCAGCGTCTTTAACACCTTTGGTTATCGATTCAGCGGCTTTTGGCAATCCGCGTTGGAATCTTTGATAGCCTGGACTGTTTACTGCTCCTGCTAAAAATTGCGAAGCATCGTCGGCCATATGTTGGCCACCTTTAGCAAAAGCGAATTCAATAATTTCTTTGTTGCGTTTTATTTCGGCTTTAGCTGATTCATCTCCAGCATCTGCTCGTTGTTGTAATTCTTGCGTTTTAGCATTAAACTGTTGTTGCGCTAATGCGTGTTCGTAGACTTTATTTTGTTGTTCAGCATTTAATCCTGTTAACTTTGTTAACCGATCTTGCTCCATTATAAAATCTCTGGCGCTTTCTTTTAATTCGTCATTAGTTTGAGTTTTTGTTGACCCACTTAACTGCTGAAGTTTTATATAATTAGCAATGCCGCTGTTAATGTCATTAACAGTCATGCCCATATTCATAAAATTAGTTTCTAAATCTGAATTTTTTATTGATGCTGCTACATCAGAAAACTGTTTTGCTCCTTGTGCCGCTGTACCGCCAAATGTTGCTAGTGTAGTGGCATTTTCCTTCATTAACGAACCGTACTCTTTAATTTCAGCTACGGTATATCCTGCTGATTCAAGATTTTTAAAAGTATCGCTCATTCCGGTTACTAAACCAGAACGACTTATGCTTTGATAATTTTGAAATAATGCGTCAGCTTGTTTGTTGATTATTGTAATAGCTTTTGCGGCCGCATTAGCTGCTTTTTTAAGAGCATCTCCTACAATAGGTACTTGCTGAGCAAAGTTACCTAACGCTTGTCCGCCTGCTTCTACTGTGTCGTTATAAACACTTAATCCAGATTCGCCTTTGATTAAAGCCGAACCCATTTTTAACGCTGATCCTTTTAGTTGATCTAAACTATTTTTTAAATTATCTGTATAATTTTTAATGCCAGTAGAGGCATCTTTCATAGCCTTAGTTAAATCGGCGTCAATAGGAATACCGTCGGCAAGTTTTTGATTATACTCGTCAATAATTGCTTGTGCTGCGGCCGGATCAAATTTTGCCATTTTTTATGTTTAACTTTGTTTTGCTAATATTTTGTTAGTAATATCATTTTGTTTGCTCATTACTCTAAGCATTGAGTCCAATTTTTCTAATTCCATAGAAAGTAGCGCAACTTGATCTTTTGATCCAGCTCCTCCGCCGCCACCTTTACTTTGTACTGGTATTGTTTTGCCGTCTGGTAGTGGAACCACCGCTTCATTACCGTGTAGCATTGCTTGATATCCACTCTTTGGCCCGCTTAAAATTCCACCAGTTGCCGCAGACGGCATTTGTATATGTGGAGGATCTCCCGGTAATGGACTAAATCCATATTGTCCTAATAAGCCTGAAGATTGTAAATCAGCTACTTGACTTGAATTAATATCCAATGCTTTGCCAACATTGTGTAAACTTTTGCCAGGCGCAGCTTTTGGGTTGCCACCTGAATTTACATTAGCTTGTTCATCCATGGATCTAAAAGCAGAATTAACTTGTAATTTTTTACCAGTTGAACTAAAGTATGCGCTGGCCATTTGTACAAAATTGTTTAGTACCGTTGGATTCAATTGTTGGAAATGTGTTTTGTCGCCAGTACCGCCTGAGAAATTTATAAGGCTATCCAGTGTTGCGCCGCTAGTTGAAGGAGGTGTAATAGGTGTAACTTTTGGCGGTGCTGGTGCTCCTGGAGCTGCTCCTGCGGCCGGCGCAGCTTCTCCGCCTATTCCAATTTTTTGTAATAATGTACTACCGCCACCCACTTGACCTTCTTTGCCAGCTAATTGCCCAAGTACGCTGGTTAATTGTTGGGTTACACCTGCTAATCCCGATAACCCTCTTGTAACTAATGGCACACCAACGTTAACAATTTTGTCAGTAGATTGTGTTATGTCTCTTTGATCTCTTACTGTATCAACCATAGAACCAGTAGCAGAATCAGTTGCTGCTATTTGTTCTTTTTGTTGATCAGTAGCTTCTTTATTAGCTACCGCATAATCTTTTGTTGACGCCGCTGCTAATTTTCCTACTTCTTGAATAGGTGTAAAAATTTCATTAAATTTTCCATAGATACCTAGTTTAGATTGATCTGCCGCCAATGTTTTAGCATCACTAACTAATAAATTTTGTGCTTTACCTACATCTAACCCGCCTTTATCTAAGTAATCAGCGGTTGTAGAAAAACTTCTTTGGAACGCTTGATAACCTTTTGAGTTAACTGCTCCGGCAATATAAAGTTGAGCTTGTTTAGCAGCTTCCGGACCGCCTTTGGCCATAGCAAATTCAATTAATGCTTTGTTTCGTTTTAGTTCTGCTTTGGCTTGTTCATCCCCTGCGGCTGCTCTTTGCTGTAATTGATATGTTTTAGCCGCAAATTGTTCTTGTGCTAATGCGCCTTCATAAATTTTATTTTGTTGATCAGCAGTTAACCCAGTTACTTTAGTTAATTTGTCTTGCTCTATAATAAACTCAGTGGCACTTTGTGCTATTTGTTTATCATTTTGTTGTTGCGTTGATCCGCTTAACTGTTGTTGTTTTATATAATTGGCCATACCACTGTTGATATCACCAACAGTCATACCCATACGCATAAACTGAGTTTCTATCTCAGAGTTTTTAATAATTTTTGATGCTTTAGCAAAATCAGCTGCTCCTTGGGCGGTAGTACCGCCTAGTGTAGCTAATGTTGTGGAATTTTCTTTCATTAGCGAACCGTATTCGCCAATTTCTTTCATTGTATAACCAGCCGCTTGTAAATTCTTAAATGCGTTGTCCATACTAAGAGCAACACCAGAACGGCTCATAACTTGATAATTTTCAAACAATGAATCTGATTGTTTAGCTGCAGCATTTTCATAAGCTGCTGCCGCTTCTGCTACTTTACCTAATGCGTTACCGACAACAGGAAGTTTCTTAGCCCAATTACTAAAAGTTTTTGCGCCTTTATTGATTGTATCGCTATAAACAGCAGCACCTGATTCTCCGTTGACCATGGCCATGCCAAGAGATTTCAAACTGCCAACAAGTGCTTCTTGACTAGCTTTTAAGTTTTTTGAATAGTTTTTGATGCCCGTAGAAGCATCTTTCATGGCTTGATTCAATTCAGCCGAAATTGGAATACCGTCAGCTAAATGCTTATTGTAGGTATCAACAATATCTTGAATTTCTTTTGGGTCGTATTCTTCTGCCATAATTAATATTTATACAAGGAAAATCCCATGATTTCAAACAATCCATTAAGTCAATATTTTAGACAACCAGCAATTTATATCAAATTGCCTAGCCAAGGCAAATACTATCCCCCAGGCGCATTAGATATGCCGCAAACAGGGGATTTACCAGTGTTGCCCATGACTGCCATTGACGAAATCACTTATCGTACACCAGATGCGTTATTCAGCGGCCAAGCCGTTATTAATGTTATACAAAGTTGTGTTCCCAATATCAAAGATGCTTGGTCTATCCCATCGATTGATATCGATACTATTTTAGTAGCTATTCGTATCGCTAGTTACGGGCATGAAATGGAGTTTGCTACACAATGTCCAGCTTGTAATAATACCGACGATTATGGTGTTGATTTGCGTACGGTATTGGATCAAATGAAAGCGCCAGATTATACAGCATCGATACATCAAGGCGATATTGAAATCTTCTTTAAGCCAATGACTTACAAAAACTTGTCAGATAACAATAAAATTCAATTTGATGAACAGCGTATATTCCAAAGTATTCCTACAGATGGCACCGTAGATACACAACAAATTACAGCTATGTCACAAGCTCTTAAAAAGATGACTGAAATGACAGTTGTAGCATTATCACAAAGTATTATGACAATTAAAACTCCAAGTGCTATGGTAACAGAACCCGAATATATCGCTGAGTTTATGGCAAACTGTGACCGTGCGTTGTTTAATCGTATTCAAGATTATGTAATTGAACATAAAACACAAGCCGAAATGCAACCAGTCACTATTAAATGTAGTAAATGCGAAAATGTATATAAACAAAATATTACATTGGACATGACAAGTTTTTTCGGGCGCGCCTCCTAACCTTGGATTCTGAGGGTGTCGCCAAATATGTTGACGGCATGGACGAAGAAATAAGCGGGATTAGATCTGAGGCGTTACGAATGGTTTGGTATATGCGTGGTGGGCTATCTTACGAAACAGCATTACAACTAAGTGTCGCTGAACGCAAAATCATTGGTCAATTAATACAAGATAATATGGAAACAACTAAGAAGTCAGGACTTCCTTTCTTTTAAGTCATTCGTTTCCTAAAAACTCTAAACGATTTTTATTTTGATTTATATTAAGTCTTATTTAAAAGATTAGCTACGCTAATCCAAGATTCGCTTTGCAGCTCATCTTATTTTTTTATTTGCTTTTAGAAGCTCTTCATGTAGAATAGTTCAGTCGTAATTCACCGTAAGCACGGTGAAAAACAAAGACTACTTCATGTTAGACGTCCCTGTCGTTTATTAAAAGAGATTGTATTTACATACACAGAGGCGGTTGACCGGTACCCCTTACCCTAGCTTCACATTATCAACGGAACCCTAGTAACCCGTAATAAATCCAAGTCCTATAAGCATGGGTCGTATCTGTTTCAACGGAGCCCAAACCATTTGATGCCTTAAGTTAGCAACTTTCCTTTACACGCAAGATTCTAGACCGGGTATCTCACCGTTCCGCAATGCGAGTCGAGCTACCCCGACCAAACAATGTGTTTTATGATGCCTTACTAAGATGCCTGTATTACTATTTTTGTGTGTTTGCGATGTTAGCTGATTGTTCTTCAAATAAATCTGTGAAGTTTGTTTTAGATGCTCGTTCTTCTTGCTGTCTTTTTATCGCTGCCTGATGTTTCAGCCGTTGCTCTGCCCAATACTTTTCGTCTGCCGGTTCAAATTTGTGTGACATTAAATTTTTCCTTTTATATGACTACCATGTACACGCACTTGTATGTGCCCGTTATAGTAATCATCAGATTCTAATACTTTGCGACTAAATTGTTCACGAGCCTCTACATAACTACATTCAGCCTTGGACCTACAATAGTATAGTATTTCTCTCGTAAAACTGTTGATGCCTAACTTTTCGATGTCTTCGTTTAATTCTATGTTGCTGCCGTAATATAGTTGCCAGTCGCTGTCTATTTTCGATTTAATTTTCTTGCGTTTTTTGTTGCCGTTCTTTTGTTTTACTGTTTTATATGTTGTTTTACTAAATTTTGCTAATTTTTTACCAATATACTTCCTACCAGTGAGATTATTTGTAATTAGATAAACAAATCCAACACAATCTTCCGGTAACGCTTCAATAATTTTATTTTCGAAAAGCCAAGACATGGACTAATAGTTATCGTCTTGACCTTCGAATGTGTAAATTTCATTAGACTATCTCAATATCTGTGTTATAGCTTGTAAATCCACCTTCTTTAACTACCTTAAGAATATTTTCTACACGCCCTGCTAGCTCGTCTCTATGTGACACAAGCCAAATACTCTTATGTCGTTCTCTAGACATTTGTTTTAATAGTGCTAATGCTGACTCTACACCTTGCGTATCTAAGCCGTTGTCAATCATTTCATCAATAAACAATACATTAATTGGTGTGTATAGTGATTCAAACACATCTCTGAAAGCCCACGCCATACTTAGTATCAAACGGTTTCTTTCACCTCTACTCAGATTATCAAAATCTAGCTCACGACCTAGTTCTTCGATGCTAACAGTTAAGTCATTTTGGAATACTACGGTATGTGGCAGTCCAATACGATCCAAATAATGAGTTAACCTTGAGTTTAAGTAAGATAAGTTTTGTTCAATAATCTTTTTACGAATAAAACTATCCTTGCTAGTAAGCAATTTAAGTAAGAAATCTTGGTGTTCTTGTAATTTTGTTAAGTCATTAAGTGTTTCATACGATACTTCTTCTAAAGCAGTATGTGTCATTTCATCAATCTGTTCGCCATACGGATCAACTTCAGCATTTTTGCTAGTAATTTGTGTTTGTAATCCTTCAATAGTACTGCGATGCTGAATTGCTTGTTCTTCTGTATCATAAAATAACTTAGGAGGCTTACCTAAGACGCCCAGGGCTTCAAGGGCAATCTCCAACTCTGATAAGAGCTGTGTATGTTCTGTGAAATTCGTTCGCGCACCATCCAAATCTCCCTGCTTGCTTGCCAATACCGATTCGTGCTTATCGTCATGGAAGGGCTGGCCGCACGTATGGCATTCATGGTTTTTAAGAGTTTCAATCTCCTTAGATACTTTGGAAATCGCTTTATCTTCCCGGGAAATGTCCATCTTCGTACGACTGATTTGAGTAGATAAATCGTTGATATCCTTCCTTTTTTGATCCCATGTTTTATGATCTTTGTGCGCCTGGATCTCTTTTTCAATGTCAATTTCCTGGAGCGATGATAATGCCCTCTCAAGTTCTTTGATATCTTCTTCATGTTTAGCTACCCATAGTCCTTGTCTGCGCTTTAAAGATTCTATTTGCTCTTCGATACGCTTATTGGCATCTTGAACAGCACGAATTCTAAATTCTTCTTTAGTAATATCTTCTTTGGTAGTACGATTTAGCTCTTTAATCTTTTCAGCTCGTTCACTAAGCATAGTAATACCAAGTAACTGCTCGATAATAGTACGCTGGTCGTTAGATTTTAGCGACAAAAACGGTTCAGTATAAGTGTTTAATACCATAATATGCTTAAACATATCGTGACTCATACCTAAAATACCTTCAATAGCATCTTGCGTTTCGCGACTATCGCCTTGTGCGCTATCTTCTGCTTCTGTTTCTTTATCGTTTACATAAAACTTTAACAGATTAGGCTTACGACCTCGTTCAATCTTATAAGAAGTGTTGTTGATTTCAAAATCAAGACTAACGAGCATATTTTTGCCATTAGTTTTGTTTACGAGATTGTCGCGTCTTATGTTGCTTAACGCTGTTCCATACATAGCGTAGCTAAGAGCGTTGATGATTGTTGTTTTACCAGTTCCGTTGCGAGATCCATCACCACCTAAGTCCAGATTTTCGCCGAGAACCAATGTTAAGTCTTGCCGATCAAAATCAATACCTTGTGTAGCATTTCCTACACTCATAAAGTTTCGAACAGTTAGATTTTTTATTTTTATCATAGGTTTTGGTAAATTTTTAATAATAACTTAGGATCATAAAATTCTGATTCTATGTTGGTAATTTGATCAGTTACAATTTGATCTACTGATTCAAATTTAACATCGCCAGGTGCTAAATCAATATCAATATCAGTACGCTTACTAGGAATTAATGCCATTTCACGCAAATTGTAATCTTTAATAAATGTTTCTTTAATAAAATTAGCTTCTTCGTAACTAATGTCGATATCTAACTCAACACGAACGTGCATATTTGGTACAAGTATATTAGCACCGTTGTCAATAGCTTCGCTAAGTTTCATAACACGATATAATGGTTGTCCAGGCCAAGCATGATATTGCTGTGGTTTGCCCCATTCTAATACCATCATGCCACGCTTATTATCTCCAGCATCAGCAAAGTTATGTGGAAAGCAATTACCAATGTAATTAATATTCCCTTTAGTTTGACGCAAATGAAAATGTCCTGAAAATACATTTTCGACACCTTTAAAATTATCTACGCTAATTTCTCCATGATCCGGCATCTCTACCATAGCGTTCATTTTAAAATGCGGAAGTTCAAAATGTCCAAACATATATTTTGCTGACATTTTAGACAACTTTTTGTGGTCGTCTCCAACTAACCAAGGAGCAATAATAACATCGCCACGCTGAAACCAATCATTGACAATAACAATATTAGGTATATGCTTGGCCCATTCAGCCCCATGGATGTCCCGTTTATCACGATAGTACAAATCATGATTACCAGGAATAAAATAAAAAGTATCAAAAGCAGCACTTAATTTCTCCAAACACCGTAATGAAGTATGTAATGTTTGCATATTGATTGATGCTCGATGGTGGTGCCAATCACCTAAGAAGAAACCAGTTTCGCACCCTTCTTCTTTAGCCTTTTCAATAAACCAATCGATAAATTTTTCACAGTCGTTTAAGTGTACAAGGCTGTTAGACTTTAAACCAAAATGAATATCTGTCATCACGGCAGCTTTTTTAAATAAGTTACTCATCTTTTATTTCCCATGCCTTGTATCCATTATGCGATTCGCTTTTAATAGTTTTTTCGATTACGAGTCTTGCGGTTTGCTTTGTTACTCGATTGAATTCACTTTTACTTTTGTATTGTAGCACACTTCCGTCAGGATGTTCAACTAATATGGCAATACTAACCTTGGCAGCCCCTTTGAGTCCGTTTTGTCGATTTATTTCTTTCACTTGCTCGATATTTTGACTTTGCCACGCTTTAATTTTTTCGCCACGCTTAATTTTTTCATCTGGGTTAGCTTCGTAATATCGTTTAAGTGTTTTTGATTTTTCTTGATAAACTTCTTCGGTATGTAAATGCTTTACTAATTCTTTGCGTTCTTCTGCGGTAGTGTTTGCCCATCTTTTTTTATTATAATCACGCCAATGTTCGCCGAGGGCTTCTCGGATAATGATAAGATCATCATTGCTCATATTAGCCCAACTACCGGCACTCAATCCGTCGCCACCAAGACTAGCATTTAATCCATTTTTGTAAGTATCGTTATCTTTAATGTATTTGATTTCGGCTAATGCTAATTTTGATACTTCTGTAAATCCGCGCTCTATAACTTCATATACGCAATTTTTAATACCGGCGGTTCGCATAGCTTTGTGAATTTTTCGTTCGGAATTATGCTTAAACGCTTCGCGACAATGATCCTTCCAGCGATATTGCTTATATTCTGGCTTTGTATCTAGTCCATAATAGACTTGATTGTTTACGGTAATTTTGTATATGAACATAATAGTTAAATCCCAAGTGTATGTATTTAGTTATTCACTGGGGATTTTAATATTATACACTCCTAGATTGTAGATTACAACTAAACTGGCTATTCTTCAGTATTGTATTCAGAAATATCAATATTGGTAACAACAGAATTAAGATTAGGATCTTTTTTACCAGCCGCTTGTCTAGTCCACGAAGGGTTCAGCCCATTCATTTCAAGCATATCATCACGAATGTTTTGATTTTTCTTTTCAGAATTAAGAACATGAGTAAACGAGTTAGTAATAGCGGCAGTATAGTAAGCAAACGGATTTTGTGATTTTGATTCATCAAATCGTAAGCCAATTTGACTTAATTGTACCAGTGCTGCGCCACGCATTTCTTCATTGTATGTATAGCCACGCCAGTTACTACGGGTAGCATAACGATCACATAATTTAATAAACATATTGGCTAAGGTACGAGTCATTGTGCCATGATCCTTGCTAAACTCGCCCTTTTCCAAATCACCAACCCAGTGGCTTTTACCCACTAAAAACGGTTTCTTTTTATCATCTAAACGATAATGATAAAATGGCGGAAATGGAAGTCTGACAAATTTTGCTGTAGCGCCAACTTCTGGCTCGTCGATTGGGGGTAAACCTAAAATATCTTCTTCGATTAAATCAAGTTCAAAAATATCATCTAATTTTTTCTTTTTTGTTGTAGCAGATTTTGGGATCTTTTTAGGAGCCATTGGAATATGCTCCCAACAAGTGATTCTAAATACTAAATCTGTGTTAGGAATTTTCTTTGGATCAATTACTACCCCAGTTTCTTTTTTAATGCGATCTGCGCGATTGCGTCTAGCTTCTGCTACAGTACGCTGATTAATTTTTTCAACAGTGGGCAAAATAATGTCATATTGGTGATCATTTACTGGATCTAAGTAAGTGCAATATGTGTTTTTGCTTAAATGTATTTGCTTTAAAATATCTCGATTATTGAGATAAATGACTTTTCTTTGTGATACGACTGGTCCTGTAGCCAATGTAAATCTCCTATTTGATTATTTATTATAGCACAAGTCAACCGCTTGTCAACCTTTTTAACATAATATGAGCATATTATTTAAACCATAAATATTGTATAGGATAACCAAAATGGCAATATCACCGACCCCAGTAACACCCACTGATCCGTTAGCAGAAGAAGCGGCAAAATTACAGGCTGAATTATCAGGCGACGGAGTAAGAGCGAATGTAGATACAGGACCAGCTCCAATAAGTCCAACGATTGATCCTGCTTCTACACTTAGTCAGGGCGAAACCATAATAGTTCCGGCGAGCCAAGTTAATAAATCAGCCACTCCGATTAACGCTGTTACTCCAGGATTGCAAACATTTGATGATGGTTCCTCCATACAAACATTTGACGACGGATCTACATTAGTAACAGATTCTAACGGAAAAATTTCATCAACTCCAGAAACTAGCTCAAGTAGCCCTTTGGCAGCCGCTATTCAATCTGGCACTAATAATGCTCAGTTTCAACAAGAAAGAGCGACACAGTTAGGGCAACAATCTAAAAACGGTGACTGGCGAGTTAAATTAAGTTTAGCACAGGGCGCAACTTATTTGTACAATGCGCCTAACCCAGGAATACTTCAGCCGTTACAAGTTACTAACGGAGTTATATTTCCGTACACGCCAAAAATTGACATGAGTTATAAAGCAAACTATTCAACTTATGATTTAACACATTCAAATTTTCGTGGCTATTTTTATCAAAATAGTCAAGTTGGCGACATTAGTATTACAGGACATTTTACGGCGCAAGACACAAATCAAGCAAACTATTTGTTGGCAGTAATTCATTTTTTCCGTAGTGCTACAAAAATGTTTTATGGTCAAGACGCACAACGAGGTAGTCCTCCGCCGTTAGTATTTTTATCTGGTTTAGGTCAATATCAGTTTAACAATCACCCTTGTTTAATTACAGAATTTACATATAATCTTCCTGAAGACGTTGATTATATACGAGCTCAGGTTGCTAATAAAGTAAATTTAAATTTAACATCACAAAATGCGGTACAACAAAGTGTAGCTACTAATAATATTTTTGCTAGTATTCAACGACTAGCAAACGCCTTTACAACCAAAGGTGCTTTGCCTACAACTCCATTTGGCTCGCCTAATATTCCAAATTTAGCGCAAGGCACGCCAACTTATGTACCAACAAAAATGGACATTACTATTAGATTATTACCTGTTAATACTCGTCAACAAGTTAGTCAACAATTTAGTGTTAAAGAATTTGCTAATGGCAATCAACTTAAAGGAGGGTTCTGGTAATGACAGCACAATATAATCAAACTAGCCCGTACTACTTAACACAATATAGTCAGTATTTTTTAGATGTGATGATAAATCGACCAATTCCAAAATTGGTGGATGATCAATACTTTACAATAAATGCGACTTACCAATATAGACCAGATTTGTTAGCGCACGATTTGTATGATAATAGTAATTTGTGGTGGGTATTTTATCAACGCAATCCTAATACATTATCTAAACCGCCTCTTGATTTTACATCAGGAACACAAATTTATTTGCCAAAAATTACTACCTTACAATCAGTGTTAGGATTCTAAAATGGCTTTTCGATTCAATACTATCGATCCATCAACAGGATACGAACAATGGTTCGACCCTACAACAGGCGCATATCAACTGCGCCCCCCTGCTAACAATCCTGCTCCTGCGACAGTAACAACTCAACAAAGCCAAAGTACGTCGCAACAAACACCTGCCGGACCAATACCATATACTGCATTAACCACTTCTGCGGTAGGCGACGTAACAATAAAATTACCAGACTCTCAAGCGTCTGCTACGGCTCCGCTAAATGCTCAACCTGCCGCGGCTGCTCCAACCGACGACAATTCTAATGGAGCAAATACTGTATCAGGAACTTCGGTGCTACTTAATGCCGCAACAAGTCCTACTACCTTAATTACGCCACAGCCCAATATATTAGATCAATTTGCTAGTTACACATATAATATTGGATGGTATTTGTTAACCCCTACACAATTTAAATCTGTTACAAATGCTGTAAAAATAGATGTTAATCAATGGTCGTTGCTTGTACAAAGCGGCGGAGCAAGTTCACAACAAACAGCGGCAACACAACAAGGCGCTCTTGCTGGGCAGTCTAATACTATTACTGGGCAATTAACAACAACAGCTACTACTGGGCGAAACAAATATTTTACACTTGATTACTACATTGACGATTTAGAAATAAGTTCAACTTTAGGTGGCGGCGGCCCTGCTACGCTAACTGAGCTTTCTTTTAAAGTAACAGAACCTAACGGGTTAACTCTGTTACCAAATCTTACTAATGCTGTTCGTGATTTGTATCAACAAACTAACGCAGCAAATAACTTAGCATTTTTTTGTATAGTTGTTAAGTTTTATGGGTGGGACATTAATGGACATTTAATAACAGATCCGTCTAGCTCTTCGGGAACACCAGGCGCTACTCCTGGTATTACTAATGCTGTATTGACTAGATATTATCCTTTTCAAATTACAGAATTTAATTTTAAAATGGCTAGCAAAGCTATTGAATATCAAATTAAAGGTGTACCGCAACATTTTAAATATGGGTCATCATCAGGCACAGCAAGTATTCCTTATAATATAGAACTTACTGGAGCAACTGTTGGAGATGTATTATCGGGAGCAGGCATTTCTGCTAATACAGGAAATACAACAGGGTCTGGGCGTGACGCAACAACAACATCGTCACCAACAGTACAAACTGGGCCAACAAAATTAACGGCTCAAGAAGTAGCAGCGTCTCAACTGGCTACAGTTAAGAATTTTATTTTTAATCCATTTGGCGCATCAAATTCGCAAACGAACGGCGGATGGGGCGAGGGTTAATACTATGATAGGAAATTATTATGCCAGGTAGTAGCGGATTACCAGGACCAGCAGGCTTTGGAAGAGGAACTCAGTCAGCAGCTTCTTTGGCGGCTGCCAATGCCTTGCCAACTAACGCACGACAAACATCAAATGCTATAGCAGCCGCTACTGGCGCCAGAGGTCGCGGAGCGCCTCCATTAGCAACCGCAGCACCAACAGGGAACAACAAGTATACTTTTACTGGATTATGTGATGCGTTAAATGCTTACGAGCAAGGATTAGTTAAAGACGGTACAGTAACTTATGCTAATCAGTATGTAATTGAATTTGCGCCAGCAAGTCTTCGCAGTTCAGGAGTTACCTTGCCTGGAACTAGTGATAAAAAATTAGGACCAATGCAACAAACTAATACTGCTAAAGATAAAGTGCTTCCAGAAACAAACACATACAATACTAAGGCTAAAAATATTGCTGTAAGTCAAGGTACACAAATTATACAATTTATTGAAATGACTATGCGTAATAGTCGATATGTTACTGATCAATTAATTGTAGCGCAGGATCAACTTTCTGGCAATGCGTTGCCTAGTACATCTACTACTACTAATAAAACAACAACATGGTTTAAAATTACAGTTAACGCAGTACCTATTGGCGATAAAATAGATGAATTGCGTAACGACTATGCGTATAAAATTACATATACTATATCAACTTATGCGTTGAATGAAGCACAAAGCCAATATTTTCCAGAAGCACAATTTCGTGGAGTACAAAAAGTTTATAACTATTGGTTTACTGGAGAAAACACACAAGTATTAAGCTACGAACAAAATTATAACAATCAATATATTAATGTATTAAGTAGCAAAACAAAAACACAAGGGTCACAGGGATTAAACAATGCGTTAGCAAATTCCGTAGGATATGGTATTGGTCCAAATAAAAATGTACCATCTCCTCGTTCTGGACAAAGCGATCAACAAGCACAAAATGGCGCAAATAATCCTGCTAGTACATTAGCAGACTATCTTTATAGTTTTGCTGATCAAAGTGAAATAACTTTACAAATTATTGGCGACCCAGCATGGTTAGTTCAAGGCGAAGTTAAAGGACTTACTGCTAGTGCGTTTCAATTTACAGGCTTTTATTCAGATGGCACAGTAAATCCAGATACACAACAGGTCGTATTTGCGGTTAATTGGAACGCTCCTGCGGATTATAATAACGGCACAAGCGGACCTTATAGCGGCACAGGATTAATGGATGTAAACGCTTCTGCTACACAAAATAACAATAATAATTTGTCGTCATCGCCAACGCAAGCAAGTGCGGCATATACGGCTACTGAAGTAAAAAGTACTTTTAGTAAAGGTAAATTTACACAAGAATTAAAAGGCAATGCGCTTAAAAATTTAAATCCTACACAATTAGCTTCGGTCCCAGGAGTAACTCGTGCGCCAACACCTACTTCAACATTATCAGCGAACCAGCCACAAGCTGGTACTCGTACTAGTTTATTACAACAAATAGAAGCTGCCGGTAGTCAAATTCTTGGTGCTGTAACTAACGCATTAACACCGTCATCCTGGACTTCTCCTATTACTAATACACCAGTGTCGGCACCAGCGTCAGCTACTCCAGCAGTAGCACCACCTGTACAACCGGCATCTGCCCCGACAGATGTTACTTCAGCTGGTGTAGTAGTAGGCGCCGCAAGCGCAACTTCGGCAGTTCTTAATGCTGGCACAGTAGTAACTAGTAATACTACATCCACTACAACGGTAACTGGCGGCGGATCGACAATTCGTACAAGCACTCCTACAGTCTATGTAAATACACCTGAGTTTACTACAGGCTCGAGCACTCAACCAATGGCAGCTAAGGACGCATAATGGCAGTAAATGTACAACGAACAACGGGCAGATCAGCACCCTATAAATTTGACCGCGGTAATACGCCTACGGACTTTGGGCCATTTATTGGTGAAATTGTAAACAATATAGATCCAACAAGAAGCGGTCGTGTTCAAGTTTTTATTGAACAATTCGGAGGCGGCGATAAAACAGATCAAACTTTATGGCGCACAGTTAGTTACTGTCCACCGTTTGGCGGAGCTACACCAAAAACAAGTACATCGGCTGGGGTAGGAACTTATGGCTCAACTAATAATCAACAAAGTTATGGTATGTCATTTAGTCCTCCAGACATTGGTGTACAAGTATTATGTTTCTTTGTTGCTGGCGATCCTAACCAAGGATTTTATGTAGGAGTAATTCCACCACAAGGTGCTAATCATATGGTGCCAGCTATTGGTGCTACACCTGCGGCAGCCAAACAAAATGTAAACCAAGACACATATTTTGCTAACAGTCCTCAATTACCTGTCACAGAAATTAATAATGCTGAACAAAATACAGCAATTACTGAAAATCCGCAATTTTTTGATCAAACAAAACCAGTACATAGTTATGTAGCTAGTGTGCTGTTTCAACAAGGTACAGTTAATGATCCGATTCGCGGGTCAATAAGTTCATCTAGTCAGCGCGAAAGTCCTAGTAACGCTTTTGGTTTTAGTACACCTGGCCGTCCAATATATCAAGGTGGATTACAAGATTCAACAATACAACAACAAGTGTCTTCTGGATCAGTTTCGCCTGACGCAGTTAATGTTGTAGGTCGTAGAGGCGGACATTCATTTGTAATGGATGACGGTGATGTTGCTGGCAAAAATTCTATTGTGCGTATTCGTACAGCTAAGGGTCATCAACTCACAATGAGTGATGATGGCAATTGTTTTTATATTTCTCACGCTAGTGGCCAAGTATGGTTAGAGTTTGGACAAGAAGGAACACTAGATGTTTACTCAACTAATTCTATTAACTTACGCACAGAAGGCACAATAAACTTACACGCTGATAAAGATTTTAATGTCTATGCTGGCGGAAATATTAATATGAAAAGTAAAGTAGCTACAACACTTCAAAGTGATGGCGCATTTACTTGTGCTAATAAAGATGTACTAACATTGTTTAGTGAAACTTCAATTGGTGTCAAAAGTAATGGCGAATTAGCATTAGATGGAAAATTTGGATCATGGAAAGCTAGCGGAGATTTTGTATTACAAGCGGCAGCTATAGATTTAAACCCAGGATTTGCCCCATCAGTAGCAGTACCAAAAGGATTAACGGAATATACTATGCCAGATAGTCAATTTGACACTAGTTCAGGTTGGGCAGTATCTGGCGACGGGGTTAAGAGTATTGTTACTAGAGCACCAAGTCACGAACCTTGGCCATATCATAATCAAGGTGTACAAGTTAATGTTAATTTAGGTACAGGAACTAATTCTGCGCCACCTGGAGCTCCAACCATACCGGCTGGAACAACTATAACCAAAACAAATTAATATGGCAATTTTTAAATATACACTTCCTTCTGGAGCAGAATTCCAATTAAATGCTGAAGCTGGTACAACCCAAGCACAAGCTGACAAAATATTTTACGAACAAGTGGCCGCAGGAACATTTGTTGGATACAAAAAGGGCGATAAATTAACCCACCCAGCGGAAGCCCTTACTAATTTTGGAATTACTCGACTACAAAGAGGAACAGCGGGTGTAGATGACAAAACATTGTTGGCAATTATTTCAGGCTTGCCTATAGTAGCACCATTACCGTCCTTAAAAAACACACCAATTCAAAATCCAATTGATCAAACAAATTTTATACAAGTTACAAGTAGCCCAACAGGACTTACTGACCTTGGCCCTAACGGAGTAGGTCAATTATCTTCAACACAAACACAAGCCTTGATGGCACAAATTGCTGCTACTACTCAAGGAAATGTTGATACAATTACACAAACAATTGGAATTGGAACTTATGGATTTAATTGTACTCAACTTGAACAAGTAGGATTAATTAAACCAGGTATGTGTGCTTTATATTGTCCTACAGATCCACAAACAGGTGCTAATCCATCAAATTTTGTAGAGTTTATGAATTCGCCGACACCTTGGACTGGTCTTAACGGCATAACAAGCACCAATGATATTGTAGGGGATCAAGCTACACAAAATCAAATTCAGGAACAGCTATTACAACAAAGTTATAATCAGTTAGTAGCTAACGGAACAATCGTACCTCCGACACCTACAGTCACTACACCAAGTATTAGTACAGGGCAAGTATATAGTTCTAGCGGAACACTTGTGGCAACATCAGCATTAACATTAATTGCTTCTGGATTAGGCTATAATGGAGCTAACGCTCTGTTTAGTGATTTTAATAATTTATTTTCTTCCAATTCTTCTTCATCCTTGTACAGCGAAGCGGTTAGTACTTTGGGTAGTGTAGGAAATTCTATTAGTGGTTTCTTTTCAAGTTTAACTAGCTCACCAGTTGGCGATGTGCCAGTAGATATTCAAAATTTAGGAACAGATGCTGTAGCAGCATATAATTCAGGATTATCAAGTTTATCTTCTGGAGCCGTAGGATTTTCTAATAGCACATTAAGCAATATTTCAACAGCAACTGGGTCGTCTGTAACTCAATTATCTGGGCTGGCATCAGGACTTACTGGTGGATCTGTGGCAAATACTACCGCCGCAATAACTTCTACACTTAATAGTGATGTTGGCGCATTGTTAGCAACTAGTAGCAAGTATGGCACTAGTTTAGTTACAGCTTGGGCTGATAGTGCTGGCTCTACATTAACTAGTATCGGAAATAATTTAGGATCATTAGCGTCAGGAGTATCTACAGCCGCTACTAATGCTTTCAATACAGCACAAACTTCATTGTCTACAGGCATAGATTCCTTGGCAAAAGCATCACAATTTAGTATCAATTTTAGCGATTTTTCATTAAGCAGTTTAGTAGCGGGGGTTCAACCAGCAGCCGGCTTTACTAATACAGTTGATAGAGCTACAGTGGATGCCGCAGTAAATCGAGTAATAGGATCATCATTAATTACACCACCTACTTTTGAACTTCCTTCAGTATCTAGCCTAGGAACATTAGCTGATATTAGTGCCGCAAAGAGTATTTTAGCACAAGCTCAGTCGGCGGCGCAGGGTGTTGGCAGCAAAATAGTTAATATTGTATAGAATAAATATAATATATGGCAACTTTTATCGGATTCAATACAATTAATCAAAACAAGACATTTACACTTGTTGACTATGAATTAATTAAACAAGACTTATTAAACGCTTTTAATATTAGACAGGGCGAATTAGTAGGCCGTCCGGGCTATGGCACCATTTTATGGGCCTATTTGTTTGAAAATCAAACCCCTGAGTTAGAAACAGCAATTTATAATGAAGTTCAGCGTGTAGTTGGTGGAGATCCACGAATTTATCTAAGTAGTATTAATATGTTTCCCCAGGAAAACGGCATATTATTAGAATTAGAACTACAAACAGTAGCAACAACATCAGCACAAATTTTATCGATATTCTTTAACGAACAACAGCGTTCCGCAAGTTATGTCTAACTTAAACTACCCAGTTTATTAAAACCATAAATACTGTATCACTGGAACGACTATGGCACAGACAACAAGACAAACCGTACTATTTGGGGTTGAAGATTGGAAAAGAATCTATCAAACTTATAGTGAAGGTGACTTTCAAAGTTACGATTTTGAAACCCTACGCAAATCCTTCATAGATTACCTGCGCCAGTATTATCCAGAAACATTCAATGATTATATTGAATCATCAGAATTTATAGCATTGCTTGATGTTATGGCTTTTATGGGCCAAGCATTAGCATTTCGTACTGACTTAAACACTCGTGAAAACTATATTGACACAGCAGAACGCCGTGATAGTGTTATTAAATTAGCAAATTTAGTAAGTTATGCTCCACAGCGTAATACAGAAGCTAGCGGATATCTTAAAGTATTTTCTGTACAAACTACAGAAAATGTAACAGACTACAACGGTGTCGACCTTGCTAATATTACAGTTAACTGGGCCGATCCTAGTAACTTTGATTGGCAAGAACAGTTCACAGCTATTCTTAATGCCGCTTTAGTTGATACACAATATGTAGGCAGTCCTGGAAACGATCAAAACATTCTTGGAGTAGATACACAAGAATATACTATTAACTTAGTGCCTGGTTACTTGCCAGTAATCCCTTATACTGCTACAGTCGATGGAGTTAATATGCCATTCGAAGCAGTTAACGCAACATCATTAGGTGAAACATATATTTACGAACCACCTCCATTGCCAAACGGACAATTTAATATATTGTTCCGCAATGATCAATTAGGATATCAGTCAGCTAACACAGGATATTTCTTTTATTTCAAACAAGGTGTTTTACAAAACCAAGATTTCAATTTAGTAGAAAGCATTGCTAATCGTACTGTTGATATCAATATCGAAGGCGTTAATAATACTGATGTTTGGTTATATCAACTTGATAATTTAGGAAATTTGCGTCAGTTATGGAATAAAGTTGATTCTGTATATGCGGCTGCAGTTGAACAGATGACTCCTACCTTGCGTACAGTATTTTCCGTTACTAGTCGTACTAATGATCAAATTACTTTAGTATTTGGTGATAATGTTTTCTCAGCTATTCCAGTAGGGCAATTCCGCAACTATGTTCGTGCGTCTAACGGATTACAATACATTATTAATCCAGAAGATATGCAATCTATTTCAATTCCTATCTCGTATGTTAGTCGTACAGGTAGTATTGAAACAATTACATTTACTTGTGGCATAACAACACCTGTAACTAATGCCGCTCCACGCGAAACTATTGATCAAATTAAACAAAGAGCGCCAGCTCGTTACTATACACAAAATCGTATGGTTAATGGCGAAGATTATACAAACTTTCCATTTACAACATATAATTCAATCATTAAAAGTGCTGCGCTCAATCGTAGTTCAATTGGATCAAGTCGTTATTTGGATTTAGTTGATCCAACAGGCAAATATTCTTCTACTAATGTGTTTGGTAGTGACGGAGCATTGTGGTATATTAATAACACCCCAGCATTTACATTTACATACCAAACAACTAATGATATTAATAATGTTATTCTTAATGACATAACACCGTTGCTAATTCAAGCAACAATGAAACAATTTTATTATGCTTATTTTCCACGCCCAAATTTACAATCATTAAATTATAGTTGGAATGAAAGTACAACTATTGTAAATGAAACTACTGGATATTTTGTAAACAGTAGCGGAACTCCTGTAGTAGTTGGGCCAACAGCTAGTAATAATGCTAAATTTATTGTTGAAACATCATTAATTAAATTTGTTCCGCCTTCTGGGTATCACTTTGATAGCAAAAACGAATTACAACCAGGATTGCCAGTATCTGATGATGACCACTTAGTCATATGGGCTTCGCCGACAGCAATATATGGCAACGGCACTAACGGTGGCGTCGGTAATTTAGCTGACGGAACTGGTCCTGTTGTATTGAATACCTATGTTCCTACTGGCGCAATCGCAGTTCAAGTTATTCCATTATTAACTTCAACTTTCTCTACACAATTAAAACAAAGTATAGCTAATCAAATTTATTTAAAAGCTAACTTTGGATTAGGATATGACAGTACAGGAACAATTACTGGTACACCTTATACTTGGTATTTAATAACAGCAGCAAATCTTGATGTGGGGGCATCCTGGAGCCAAACTTATGCTGGCAATACTTCTGGAGCAAATCTTGATGCTAGTTGGTTAATTCAAGCAACCTTTGATGGCAGTCAATATACTGTAATATCACGCAGTCTTGATTACTACTTTGGTAGTGTTCTCGAAGTTAGATTCTTCTTTGATACAGATCAAGCAATTTACGATAGTCGTACTGGTACAGTTATTTCAGATTTTGCGAAAGTTTTAAAAACAAACAGTCAACCGTATAATAATTCTCCATTGTTAGCTGATATCCCACTTAAAATTATTGGACAGCCAGTATTGAGCGATGGCTTAGTTGATGATTATCAAGTGTTAGTTGGATATGAAGACAACAACACAGGTATTCCTACGGATCCAGATTTCTTTCAAGAGATTGTTGGAGTTTCACCATCAAGTACAGCGTTGCCACAACCATATGTGTTCTTCCAACTAACGGTAGATTTTGATAATCTAGAAAGATATTTGTTACAGCCAGAAGGCATTGTAGTTGCTGATTATCCAACATTGGCTGAAATTGAAATAATAAAAACACAATATCCTACAGGGCAAGTATTTTATGCTTATGCAGAAAATGCGTTTTATACATTAATATTAAACTTAAACGGTTCATTATCAGTAGTTGCGACTCCAGGGTGGGTAGCACAAGTAGGCCGCCAAAGTTTATATTTCCAATATAGACATAATAGTGCGTTGACAAGTCTTATTGATCCAGGCAGCACAAATATTATTGATTTATATGTTGTAACTGCCGAATACTATACAGCTTATGTTCAGTGGATACAAGATACAACAGGCACAGTTACACAACCATTGCCTCCAACTATTGATGAATTGACAACAGCGTATGCTGGCTTACAAGATTATAAGATGATTAGTGACAATATGATTCTTAATAGTGTAGAATTTTTGCCATTGTTTGGTAGTAAAGCACCAGAAGCATTGAGAGCGACTATTAAAGTAATTCCTGCTGCTAATACAAACGCAAGCAATAATCAAATTCGTAATTTAGTGTTAGCAACAATGAACGCATACTTTGATATTGCTAATTGGAATTTTGGCGACACATTTTACTTCTCAGAATTGGCGGCATATATACATGCACAAATCGGAACTTATGTTGCCTCGGTAGTGTTGGTACCATTAAATCCACAAAAGAGTTTTGGTGATTTGTATGAAATACAATGCGCTCCGTATCAAATATTTGTTAACGGCGCAACTATTAATGACATTGAAGTGATTACATCGTTGACTAGTACTAACTTACAAACTGCTCCTGGCAGCGGAGCAATTTAATGGCCGCAAAAATCCGTTCAGTTGATTTCCTGCCGGAAATATTTCAAACCCCAGTAAACAAACAGTTTCTGGATGCCACACTCGACCAATTAATTCAAGAGCCAAAATATAAACAGACTCAAGGATATATAGGACAAAAGGTTGGCCCAGGTGTAAATCCTGCCGACAACTATGTGGTAGAACCTACTAAAGTTCGTAATGATTATCAATTAGAACCTGGTATTGTATCGCTTAGTCCAACAACTTCAAAAATCGATGATGTCATTACCTATCCAGGTATTATTGATGCTTTATCAACTCAAGGCGGCATAACAAATCAAGCAGATCGTTTGTTTGAAAGTGAATATTACTCTTGGGATCCATTTGTTGATTTTGACAAACTTAATAACTATGCTCAATATTATTGGGTTCCAAACGGACCAGATTTAGTTACAGTAGCGCCAACAGCTATTCCAACAGAACAAACATTTACAGTTACTCGCACTAATGGAGCATATACTTTTAGCGGCTACACTGGTAATAATCCTGAATTGACATTAGTTCGTAACGGAAGCTATAACTTTGTTATTGCTCAAACAGATCCAGTAACAGTTCAATATCGTGTTACAAATAACGGATCTAGTAGCTGGGCAATTAATTATCAACCAAATCCTACATTAACATTAGTTCGTGGCAACACTTATATCTTTAATTTAATACAAACAGCAAACTATGCTTTT